TACAATTGCACGGCTCCATGAAAATCCTGCATCGCCACCCCAAGCATCCCACATAATTCTGCCGTTAGAAGGGAACTCTGGACCATCATAAAACCCTTTGCCTTTTTTATCTACTTCGTGACGGGAAAAAAAGGAAAACATTCTTTTAACAGTACTAAGAGACATTGCTGATCCATTTACAATATCAGTTGCACGACCCCAACCCACTGGAGTTCCTGCACCAGTTGCTTTACCATCTGCTTTCCACTTTAAAGCACGACGAGCAGCAGCCTTCATGCCAGAAGTAGGTGTGTATGTATCAGCCATTTTTCTTATCCTGTTTTTTTTGTTTAGCAACACGCTTTTCTTTAAGAGTCATTTTTGGCTCTTTCTTTTTATTAGCGTTACCCTTTTGTTCTTTATTTGCCATTAGTTACCCCTATCTTTGTTTTTGGATACGGACCAAGGTCTGCCTTAACAGTCCCGTCTTTTCTTAAACGAACAACCCTACCATTTTTTATTTGTGTAGGGTTAAATGCTGTTGATTTTTTCTTTGGCATTATTTTTCCAATGTCAAAGGATCAAATGCTCCACCCCAAATACTTTTGGTTGTAGATTGTGATTCTGATTTGTATGTGCCACCACGACGCTTATATTCTTGCACTACCCAAGAATTTGCTACTGCAGATGGATAAACGTCAAACTTGTCTTTTGCTGCTTGTACAACTGCTGCATAAAGTTTTGGATTGGACGGTTCACTTCCACCACTTCTTGGTTTAATAAAATCTTCATATTTTGGTTTTGCTTTGCCCATGTTGTTGTCCATTTCATTTAATTTGCCAACGGGAACGCAATTAGGAACCATACGTCCACCCTTTTCTTTCATGCCACGTTGCTCATATCCGACCCAACATTTTTTTTCCATGTTGTCCCATTTATCTTCATCTTGATTATCTGAGTTATAAGATTTTCCTATTTGAACAGCATACATGTTTTCCATATCAGATTGCGATAACACTGCTGGAATTCCACTGCCAGTTGATCCTACTTCCATTACCATATCAACAGATACAGATAGTGATTCAATCTTTACAACTTCTGACATGCGATGATAGAAAACATATGGTTGTTCTTCCCATGCGCCATCTCCTGCTTTATAAGCACGAACAATAACTGGTTTGTCATCTTCAGCATATTCCATTGAATATTCAGAACCAGGAAGACCAAGTAAGCCAGGATTGGTCATAACATATTCAACACGACCAGCCATGATTTCGTTATCCTCATGGACAAACATTACAAAATCGCCTTCTACAACATTACTCATGCTTTTATTATATCAGAGTTATTTCTTACGGGTTAGGCGTTTAAGTTCTTCTATAGCCCAAACGTCCTGCTTGCGTAGTTTTGACATTTCTGCAGGATCAAAAGATTTATCTGTAAGAGTTACGACTGGCTCTTTTGCCAAGAAATCTATGTCTACATATGCCCTTTCCCATAAAGAAAGTATTTCAGCATTGACTCTATTAAGATGATCGTTATAAAGTTCTGGCATTAATTCTTTAATTTTAGGGGTAAATGAGTATAGTAATGATCCATCCTCAGAATCAATACCCGCAACTTCTAACCCACCTTCAAGAATTAACTTTTCAATCATTTCATTTTCTTCTGAACTCATATTTTTTCCATCTGGATTAAATATTCTCTTGAATAGTTTTTTCATAATTAATAAAGTTCTCCAACTCTTCCCTTGTTTGTGCCCCCGTTACACGATCAAGTTCTTTGCCGTCTTCTAATAAAATAAATGTAGGAATTGATTTAACTTGAAATTGTTTAGCCAAAAGTTGTTCATAATCAACATCTATAATTTGAAACTGAAATCCTTCTTTTTTTAATTCCTCAACGACTGGTCTTGTTTTTTTACAAGGGTTGCACCAGTCTGCTGTAAAGTAAAAAACGTTTTTCATTTGCCAGACTTTGATCTAGCCTTTTTGAGAACTTCAAAATCTTTAATCTTAGTTTCACCAAGATATCCCCAAGCATATCCATCGTTAATCATCTTATTATTAATTGATTCAGACTCTCCGTTAATATATATCCAGCCGAGAATGCGTCCATATTTTTCAGATGAGTTCATTTTTTCTGTACGAATAACCACAGACTTTGCATCTTTAAGTTGTTTTTTTAAATATTCTTTAGATTCAAGACCAAGAGCCTTTTCAATCTTATCTGTTGTACGTGATTCTGGTGTATCAATACCTGCTAAGCGAACACGGGATGAAAATAAAATATCAAACCCTAAATCAATAATTACGTCAATGGTGTCTCCATCAACAACATTTTTTACTTCTTTTACAAAATACTCATACATTATTTGTTAACCCCCTATTTATTCTTTAACTAACTTTTCACGCTCATCAATAACTGTGAGCATAAAAGACATCATTTTTGCATACCCATCTTTAGTATCCATAATTTTATTATAATGATGACCACAAAACATTAGGTCTCCAGTTAATCCAGTTACTTTGACAAGGGCTTCTGCTGCACATGAATCACAGCGATCTTTTGCACTTAAAAGCCATTCTTTGGGTTTTACACTTGGATGATCTTTAATTGCACTATTCATAGTATTATTATACATCTACTTTCTGTTGTCGGTTGAATAAAATCCACTACCGTTGAATATTGCAGTAGTAGCACTCCAAAGCCTTTGCATAGACTGATTACAACATACTGGAAATATTTCTTCATCAAACCTTTTTTCAAACTCAATCTGTGAAGAACAAACAGAACACTTGTAGTCGTATCTTGGCATAAACTCTCCTATGGCTATATCTAAGTATATCAAAAAATAGGCAGTTTTACAACATGCCCAGGTTGTTATTTTTTTATTTTATTTTAATTACTTTAGGTTTTTTGTCTTCAGGAATGACACGAACAACATTAATTGTTAGTAATCCATCTTTTAGTTCAGCACTAGATACTTCCATATATTCACCCAAAGCAAAAGATCGTACAAATTTACGACCAGCAATTCCTTTGTGAACAACTTCGGCATCTGTAACCTCTACAATTTCTCCCTTAATTACAAGGGTTCCATTGTCTACTGATACATCAATATCTTCTTTTGTAAATCCTGCAATAGCAAGAGACAGCCTATATGTATCTTCATTTAATTTAAGAAGATCATACGGAGGATATGATTGTGAATTTACTTTATGTGCTGTATTTAAACGGCCTAACTCTCTGTTAAAGCCAATAAAAAAAGGATCATTGAATAGATCCATTGCAAACTGTGTTACCATTTTATTCCCCTTTCAAGCGAATAAGTTAATGTATCCCCATTTGGCAGATACAACATTATTATATCAGAACTTTGTAGCCCCACAGAGAATTGAACTCTGCTCACCAAGATGAAAGCCTGGTATCCTGACCACTAGAAGATGGGGCCTTGGAGCGGATAGCGGGAATCGGACCCACACATTAACCTTGGCAAGGTTACGCACTACCACTATGCAATATCCGCAACTATATTTTAATATTGTTTAAGCAATTGTCCAACCACGAAGTAATTGCAAAAACTTATTTAAATATTTTTTCATTATAACGCTGTCTTGAATAGCAATTTCAACCTCTACACTAGTTTTTGACTCATTAAAGATTTTGCTTTCATTTAACTCTCCTTGAGTTGCAGAAATAGTTGCAGGATTTGACTTAAGACCTTCTGGATTAATTACTGCAGTAAGGGTTGCTGTTTCTAATGCTCCAGTAGCAGTTACTGTTTCCACTACCTCTGTATTAATTTGTGGAACAGACCAAGTAGTATCAGATTGAGTAAATGTTTTTTGTTCTGAGTTATATGTAACTGGCTCTTCCCGTGTTCCCATATACCCACCTTGGGACTGATGAGTTACTGGATTTCCTGGTGTTTGTAAAACTACCTGCTTTCCAGCAAATTCTCCAGATCCACATACCGATGGTTGGCAAACAATAATGTTTGTTACAACTCCACCTTCAACCACAGCCCAAGTGCCACATGGATCTGCAGCAGAACAATCTCCAGCATTTGCTGTTGTTGGTGCTACAATAAAAAACAGTGAGGATGTCAAGACACCTAAAACTGTTAAAATAACTTTATTTTTTGTTTTCATATTATTCCTAATCTATTTAAGATATCATCAATCTGATGACATGACAGCATGGGTCGCCACCTGCTTCCCATTCTTCTTGCTCTTCTTCACCCATATACTCGTATCCACCATCATGAGTATTGCAATAGGGCGGTGTTACCCAACCTTTTTCAATACCGTTTTCAAGCCAGATACCAAACTCTTGTTCTTCTGCAGACAAATCTTCTTTATGCTTGTGATTCATACATTAAGTATAGCGCTAAATGCTTACTACGTCAACTGGTCCCATGCAAGATGGACTAAACTTTATTGCCGAATTTACTGCTCCAACAACCCTTTTACGAGCATCCTTAGAGTTTTCTGTAGCATTTAAGTATCCGTATGCATATTCTGCACCTGATCCCATTGCTAAATAATCTAAATTATATTTTGACAATGACATATCTACAGAACTATGTTCGTATATCTGTCCTCTAATACAAATAATAAGACCAAGATCACCCTCTTTAGATGTGTCTACCCACCAGTTATTATAAAAATCTCTAAGTTGTTTGATAAATTTAGTTTGCATAAACTTGTCTGTGTCTTTAATATCTGGAACATATGGATTAAAATTGTAACGAATACGTTCACCATCTAATGCTCCAGCATATCCAATTAGATATGGTCCAAGTTTCCAAACCTTTGGCGCAGTTAAAGAAAGAATTGTATTGTCATCAGAGGCACCACGATCACCAGCCATAAAGATTTTTCCTTCATGGCGAGCAACGGCTAATACTGTCATACGAAAATCCCCCTAGAATATACTACTTAAGTATACCAAACCCTTTTTTCTTAGTCAAACACCTTTATTTAATATTTTGACCACAGGCTGAGCATGTTTTAGGCTTACCCGCAGGTTTTTTAGAGGTAGTCGCAGGAGCAGAGCCAAATTTAGGTCTACCAAACCCAACTATTGAAATCATTACTCCAGCCTTGTTTTTCTTATAGGCACGAAGTTGCTTGCAAACCTCTCCACCATTTCTTTGGCTTCCAGATTTCTTTGAAGAAGTGTTTCCTTCAATACACCAAACTGTTCCATCTTCGTTGTCTTTAACAACAATACCTACGTGAGACACCCTATCAACGCCATCTGATGGGAAATCAAAATAAGCAATATCTCCTGGCTCTGGATCTGCAATATCTCCATCAATCCATTGACCAGCCTTTTTAAATGCTGCTGCTCCACCTGGAGTATAAACAGTATTAGGAATTTTTACGCCAGCCTCGTTGCCACACCAATTAACAAATGATCCACACCAAGGTTGGAAGTTAGCCTTTGTATAAGCGCCGTACTTTGTTTCGTTGTCTTTTGGTCCTTCAATAGTGCCAATTTCTGCTGTAGCAACTTCAATTAAACGTGCTGCTGTACCTTGATCTGCCATTTTTACTTATCCCAATCTGTATCAACTGGTTGTTCTTCTGGCATTGCGCCATCTGGCTTTGCTGCTAAACGTGCTGCTGTAGCATCAATTTCTGCTTCTAATTTTTTATCTGCCTGAGTATTTTTGGCATCCATCTCTTTATTGGCTAATTGTGCTGACATTACATCTTTAGCACCAGATTGACCAATTAAAAGACCTGCAAGTGTTCCTGTAATAAAAGTAGCAACGCTCCCTAAAACGTTAAAAAACATTTTATCATTTTCAGACTGTGCGCCGATAGGTTGCGACACAAATAAAAGACCATATAAAATTCCTACTGAAGTAAGAAATAAGATTGATCCTAATGTAATACCTAATATAAACTTTAATCTTGCATCTAAATCTTGTGGAGATAGTTTTTCTTTAGCCATTATTTGTTCCCCCTGTTGTATTTAAGTTTGACTCTGTGCTTGTTTTAATCATATCTTTTGTGCATGTTCCAGATGCTTCACAAATTGGAGGATTGCATTCAGCCTTCTCCCAATTGTCAGGATTCTGACAAGGATATCTATAAAAACCCTGATAGCCACAGGATGTTAGTCCTAGGGCTAAAATAGTTGATAATAGGAATATGCGTAGTTTTGACATACTCCTATTATAGCAAACTTATTAGTCTTCTTTACGTATTCCTATGGTTGCAAACCATATGGCTACTGATGCTAGGGTTACATACCCAACCACCGTCTTTGCGCTACCCTCTAAAACCACCCATGCTACAAAGAAGCCAAGGAATGTAAAGTTTTCGTTTAGGGCTGCCATACCCCATTCTTTTAACTTTTTCATTTTATCTCCTTCTTCTAGGTGCAGCAGCAACAATTATTTGACCAGCAATAATTGTTACAACCACAATATCTTCTGCTTTTTCACGTTCTGGAATAGACATATCAGCACCTATGCTAAGCAAGGCTTTGCCTAACTCACATTTTTGCTCTTCTGTCAAACCTTCAATTGCTTCATCTGGATTAAAACAAGTAGCAACTGCATCTAATAATGCTGCTGGATTTTCTAGTACAAGCAATGCTGAAGCCACTTCTGCATTAATAACAACAGGGTTACCGTTAGCATCTTCTCTTACTTCTACTGGTATTAATGGAGGAAGATCACGATATTCAAGTCCCGCCGATTCTATGTTTGCAGCAGTTACTGGTTCTCCCTCTGCTGATGACACCAACACATCTGCAACTAAATCTTTTTCTGCCAAAGTAAACTTGCCGTCTTCAGATAAGGCTTCAGATAAATTAACAACTTCTGCAGTTGTTATTTCTCCATCCGCAGAAAGCATTTCTGTAATAAATGCTGCTTCTGTTTCTGTTAGTCCGCCCTCTGATAAAGATTCAGATACTTCAGCAGCAATTTCTGCAGACACTTCTCCACCTTCAGCAATTGCTTCTAGTACTGCAGAAACCTCAGATGCATCTAAAGTGCTATCACTAATTAAATCAGTAACAATTTCTTCAACATCTTCTACAGAAAGATTTGCACCACTTTCTGATATTTCTTCAATAGAGGCTTCGCTTTCTTCAAATACAACTTCTGCCTCTTCGCTAACTGAAAGTTCTTCTACAGGCTCTGTATTAATGGGTTCAGTTTCAACTGGTTCTGTATCTATAGGCTCCGTCTCAACTGGTTCTGTATCTATAGGCTCCGTCTCAACTGGTTCTGTGTCTACAGGCTCTGTGTCTACAGGCTCTGTGTTAATTGGTTCAGTCTCAACTGGTTCTGTGTTTATAGGTTCTGTATCTACAGGAGTTGTATCAATTGGAGTTGTATCTACAGGAGTTGTATTAATTGGTTCTGTGTACACAGGAGTTGTATCAATTGGAGTTGTATCTACAGGAGTTGTATTAATTGAACCTCCAGTAGTTAAATTAGAACCTTGTGGTGCTGGTATAGAAACAACGACTTCTGCATATTCACTTACAGGCCCTGACCAGTTAGCAACTCTAATAGAATATGTAGCACCTTGTGTCAAACCAGTTAATTCAATAGATTCTGGAGCACCACTTGTATTATAAGTACCACCTTCATATGGATTTTCTGCACTAGGATCTTCAGTTTCTACCTGATAAAACCAAGTATTTGCTGCATACCCTGTTGGAAGTTCTGGCGCTATGGTAACTGTTGTACCCTGAACGACTGTTTCTAAAATTACTGGAGCAGGAGTAGGAATGTTGGTGCTAATTGCTGTAATTAACTCTTGAGCATTTGTATTTAATTGTGTTTGTAAATTTGTTTTACTAGATACCGCTGAGTTTACGGTATTAGTTAAAGATGTTGTATTAATAGCATTTATTGCTGATGTATTTGTAGTGTTTTGAGCAACAACTGGAGTAAGGCTTGAGTTTAATTGTGCAATTGTAGCGTTTGCAGAATCTACTGCTGCTTGAATTGTTGAAGTATTTGGGTCTACATATGGAGTAAACTCTGCACCTTGACTTATTTGTCCAGTAAATCCAGTACCAGCATTAGTGTTAGTAATTTCTGTTACCGTTCCATTAGTTGTTTCTCTATAATTAAATCTTGCTCCATTAGGTATTGGTCCATTAGCAGTTACACTTGCTATCCAAGCACCATCATTTGGATTAACATCAGCATTAAATCTTACTTGAACCATTTGTGTTGAAGCATCCTGTTGTGGATAAGGACGAAGGTCCCATGCAATATCTAAACTTGTACCAGTTGTTGCATATGTAATTCCCGTTCCAGTACTCCAAGTTGTCCAGTCCCAACCTGCAATAGATACGGATGGTGCACTTGGAGTAGAATAATAATTAGGACCTTCGTTGACACCAAATGTTATAGTTGCATTAGACCCAACAAATACATTGTTATATAAAGTTCCACCCATTTGCATTCCGAATGGAAGATTCATTTTAACGCCAGCATCGTCTACGCCAGCAAGAACATTAGTGCTAGTTCCAATAGTGGCTTGTAAATTATTCACTGCTGTCTGAGCATTATCAATTGCAATGTTGGCTTGAGTTAGTTCGGTTTGAGCAGTTGCTTGTGCTGTAGATGCTTCTGTTTTTGCTAAAATAACTTCAGATATTTGTACTTGTGCAGTTGATGTATCAATATTATTTATAGAGGTTTGGGCTGTTGTAATTGTATTTTTTGCATCTTGGACTACCTGTGAACTTTGATCTACTGGCGTAACAGATAAATCTATAGCATTAATTGTTGCGGTGGCTGTGTCTACTAAGGCTACATTTGATTGTGCTACCGCTACTGTGGCTGTTAATGTGTCTACTGCTGCTTGAGCCTCTACCCTTTCAGCAACTGCTACGGCTATGGTGGCTGTGGCAGTGTCTGTGGCTGCAATAGCCTGTTGAACCTCTGTAGTAGCCGTTGCAAGGGCTGTATCAACTGCTTGCTGAGCAGGGCTAACAATTACCTGCTCTTGATTGTCAGTAGCATAGGCCTCGTTAGGCGCCATAATGCCAAAAATTGTTAAACATAGACCTACCCCCAAAGCCAATAATATTTTGCGCTTGAGGCTAGTCAATTATGTATAATCTCCAATGTGTAACTATATTAGCAATTATACCATTTTTATACAATAAAAAAAAGGGCTAGCACTTGGCTAACCCTTTAATTTATAAAGTTTTACTTAGTTAAAAGTTTTACTTTAGATTTTGGATTTTTCTTGTTCCACTTTGTAGCAAGTGTATTATATTGCTTTACAAAAGCAGCACGATCAACAATTGCTTTAGCCTTTTCTGCAGCAAGTTCTGCTTTAAGGCTATCAAAAATTCCCTGCAATGCTGTTACTTGTGCAACCAATGCTGCAAGAGTAGCGTTTGTGCTAGAAGAAGAATTTGAAACTGTTGCTGATGCGGTTACTGCAACCTGTCCTGCTAGAGGTAGGGATGTACCACCAGTTGCTGAAAGTGTTACAGTGTTTTCAGTCAAAGGCATGTATACCTTATATGATTTTGCTGTATCTGTATCAGTTGTAACTGATGTTGCTGTAAGTGCGTCAGATCCTGAGCCAAATGCATAAGTAGAAGTAATTCCACCTGTTGCAAATAGTGCTGAGTGTGTCTTACCAGAAACTGGAAGACCTACTGCATCAAGAACTTGAACCTTAACTGTTGCTGCCTCACCTGGAAGGTATGTAGCCTTATCAAATGAAATCTTTACAGTTGCTGCTGCTGCTTCTACACGAGTAGAAACTGGTGATGATGCAATTGTTCCAGACTTAACTGTAATTGCTGCTCCACCAGTCTTAACACCAGTAATTGTAAATACGGCTTCACCGTTAACAATTGTTGTTGCTGTTGCTGAATCAGATACTGTTGTTACATCTGATGAATATGCATAAAGAGTTCCTGCTCCGACTGTTACGCCAGAAGCATCCTTTGCAACTGCCTTAACAGTAGTTGTATTTGCACCAACTGCAATAACAGACTTAACGGCAGTTGCTTCAATTGTTGCAATATCTCCGTAGAATGTTACCTTTTCTGTTGCAAGTACTGTACCTGTAAGGGTTGTAATTGTAATTGTTCCAACTCCTGCTGTACCGTCAGCAAATACACCAATGTAATTTCCTGAAGGAATAACAACTGAACGACCAAGAACTGACATTGTTGTAGCATTAGTGCCATATCCAACGGATCCTGATCCAGTTACTGTAGCAAGAAGTGATTCTGAAGTTGTTCTGCCTGCTGCATTTTTTTGTGCAATAACAATAACTGCTGCTGCATCTGTTGCTGCTGCTTTTGGAGCAAATACTGAATCATCTGCTGTTGCAGTAATTACTTCACCTCTGTTAAGAATTGAAGTTGTTGTTGAAGCAGAAGGAACTGTATCTCCAGCACCAACTGTTATTGTCCATATAACTGATGGACCAGTTGATGGGCGAGTTGTAATAATTCTTGCCTCATATGTTCCAGCAACTGTTGGCGCTGCCAAAGTAACTGTAAACTTTGCTGTTACATATCCTGTTGTATTAACTGTTGAGTTAACATTTGCAGTCAAACTATCTCCTGCAATTACCACTGTTGCTGTATTTGTTTCAAGCAATGTGAGTGTTGCAGACTTATTAGCCGTAGAAGGCTGTGCAAACATAGCAGATAGCACAGTTGCTGTGTCTGCTGATGTTTCTGAAATATATGACAACGAAACTACTGCTGTTGCAGTTTCACCTACGAGAATTGAGTCTGTAGCAGAATCAATTGTCAAGGTTGGTGCAATCACCGTAGCATGTGTCGGAAGTGCAGATAATACGCCAAAGGACATGGCTGCAGCGAGTCCTAGGGCAATTTTCTTAAATGAATTCATTATTCTCCTTGTTTATTTATATTATGTTTAATCTATCAAGAAAATCTCTAACATCTTTAGGCATTTCCTTGTTGTCTAATTCTACCATATCCCTTTGTTTCTCTGCAAGTCGTGCAGAAGTAGACCAAGTATGAATCTCAATCTCATGGTTAGAATCTTTAGGTGTATGTGATATTGCTCCAAATACAGCGCCACATACAGCATCTGCTAGGTCCTTAGATTTTTTGCGTGGATGATCAACTCTAGTATTTTTCATAATTTTGAGTTCTGACATCTCTTCCAGCAATAAAGGAATTCTTGGTATTGCAACTCTTTCTTCATATATCATCATTGCTAAATCTTCATAGTGTTTTTTAGCAACAGAAACGGTATCGGTCTTTATGCCTACTGCCTTTAATTCCTGTTGAATATCAAATGACTGCCAACGGTCAAAAGAAACAACCCCAATATTAAATCCCTGTCTGCGTAAATTAATTATCCATTGCTTTACTTCTGATAAATTAACTGGACCTTCCGCTTTTGGTTCCCACCAGGCAACTGCATCAACAATAACCATTGGTGCTACTTGCTCATAATCTTTAATAACTTGAATGTTTACCCATTTATCTACGTGAGCAATTGCTACAGCACACTTGTCATGCTTTTGTGCAAGGTCAGCGTGAATATAGTATATCTTTTCTGGATCAGGTTTAAATGATTCATCAAACCTTCTAAAATTGTCAACTGGATTTCTTAATGTCATTACTTTTTCTAATTTTGCTTTATCTTTAAAAAATGCATCTGATGCAAATGTTGGCGTACAAGCAAACCGCATCATGGCATCACCAAGGTCTGTGTAGAATGCTAATTTAAAATCATCTATTTTCCTAGTAGGGTTTACATCCCACGTTGTTTTTTTAAGTGCTAAAACTTTTGGAACCTTGTAAGAAAGAATAGTATCTTCGTCCCATGAAATTTCAAATTGATTATTTGGATCATCGTGTGGCAAGTCTTCATTCATAATAAAAAGATGTTTCTTTTCAATGGTTTCTTTTTCTGCAATGACATCTTCATATCTTTTGGAAATAAAGTCACCTTGATAGCGGGGGAATGAAAGCAATACTACTTTTCCTAAATCTGGAAAACGAGAATCTACAGACCCACGAAATGCTTTATAAATATTTTCTGCAGTCTTGCCTTGCTCATTACCAGTTCCAACCTCAGATGCAAAACCAGAAATTTCATCAAGAACTGCAAGTAACAAGTTTAAACCTTCATGCGACTCTCTTTCTGAGTGTCCAGAGTAAACTGTAATTGATTTGTCAAACTCAATACTGTCAGCCTTTGCATTATACTTTCCTGCGAACCATGGTGATTTTTCTATCTTAGTTTTAAATCCTTTAAAGAATACGTTCTTTGCTTGTTGTGCGTTGATGGCTACGTTTATAATATCAATTGCATCCCCGCTTGGTTTTCCATAATACCTAGCAGGATCTTTAAGGCATAGCAGTTTATATACTATGTATGCACAGGCGACCGTTGATACAAAGTCTTTTCCAGATCCCTTGCCAAGTTGTAAAATAATTTCATTTTTAGTATATTTATCAAAATATTGAGCACCAGCAACTGATCCAAATATTTCTTGTAGTTCTTCTTTACGATAAATTTGACTCATCGCTTCTACAATTTCATACTGTATTAAAGACAATTGTGGCTGCCCAAGATAATCAGCAGACTCAACAAATGTCTTTGCGTCTACTGGAATCTCGTCAAATTGATTTTCTTTTAAAACTTCTAAGAAGTCATTAAACATCTTGGACAATGGTGATTACCTCTCCCTCTTTAGCAATTTGAGAAAGACGCTTCATAATTAAATCACGAACCTCTGGATGAGTTGAAGCAATGTCTCTTAAGATTTCAACAAGAACCTCTTGTCGCCTTTCAATTTCAACCATTTCTTCTGCAAGTTCTTTGTTTTCTAAAAGCCCTGCTTTTTGTAACATTTCAATTCTAGATTTTTCAATATCCATAACTAACTTAATTGCCTGAGTTTTTGCACTAAGATTATTAGTTAAACTTGATTCATCAATAACTTCATAAGCCTTCGTGATTAGTTTACTATAATGAGTATCAGCACCAGCAAGGGCTTCTTTAGCCCGTGCACGAATTGCATCATTTGCAGATGCCATAACCTTCCACTCATTAATTAATGAAACAACACGAGTACGTGGAATATCCAATTCTTTAGAAATTTTTGTTGGATCTTGCCCTTTAAGGTATTCTGTAACTACCTTATTAACTTCATCAAGATGCTCAATTAGTTCTGATTCAGTTGACATTTTTTTCCTTTGCTATTTTTAATAAAACTAAGTATCCTATTAAATCATCAATGTCATTATCTCCAGGGTAGTCTGTACCTTTCATTAAACGACTTAACTTGTCATCAATTCTAACTTTAAGTTGTTCTGCTGGGTCTGACTTACTAAAAATTCTTACAGGATCAAGAGCAGAATCTCCATACGCTATATTTTTTTCTATAAGCATCTGTGCTATAGAGTGACATGTTTTCCAAATTGAATTACCCGAAGGTGCTCCAACGGAACGAAGATAAAGATCGTTACAATTAAAATGTTTAACATCTTCATAAACTGGTTTTAGTTTCATCTTTTTGACTTCCTTAATCCAAATTTTGCAAGGTATACATATATAGTTTCAACGCTAGCATCGCACTCTTTAGCAATATCTTGTGGAGATTTTTTATCCATAAGAAACCGTTTACGTAGCCAAGCCTCGCTTGTATATAGTTTAGCAGCCATGTGGGTTATTTGTCAACTTCGTTTAAATTAATATCATAGTTAAATCTATCAGAGTTTTCCATTATCCACTTGTCTTGATTTTCTACATCATATTTTCTTTCATTAATTATTCTGTCAATTAGATATTCTTTTTCCAAGGTAAATGAAGGCTCATAAACTCTTACCCTGTTGTTGGGCTGAATTGCGAAATTTCCATCATCTCTTTGAATGACATGCCCACACTTGTGGTCTGCAGGACTTTCAGAATATCCATCATCTAAAACATTTGTATCTGGATTGTGCCAGTCTAATGTAAAGAGATAAGTGCCTTTATTCATTGTTTTTGTTCTGTCTATATAAGACATTCTAAGGTTGGTTAGATTTTCAAATTGAGTTACAGCAATGTGATGACTAAAAGAATTCCACAAAACTAAATTATGTAGATCAACTTCGGGCACTCCTGGCTCTGTACAAAAAGCAGAAATTGGAAGTCTCCACCATAGGCCACCATCTGGCATCATAATATGAAATAGTGGGCTTCTAGATTTTAAACTTGAAACACCAAAGACTACGCACTCAAAGTATTTATCATGGCTATCTTTATGATTTCTTAAATAATTACCCCTTACGTAACAGTGTATTGGTGGTATGTTTGCATTTAACTCTGGCATTTTTTAGTTATACTCCCTAATAACTCTAAGAATGTCTTTATGATTCATAAAGTTAGACGAACTTTGGCTGTGTAAATGATCATTAATCATTTGATTTGCAGCAGACCTATAATCATTTGATAAAAAGTTGTATTCTTTTAGAATTGCTTCTTTGTCAAATAAATTTAGACCATGCATTACTTTAATAAAATTTTGTGGTCCAAACATTGAGTAACCTGAAACATTGAGAAAATCTTCACCCGTAGGTAGTTTTGTTTTCCATTTTTCTAAATTATTTTTTAATGATTCTGGTATTTCTAAATTTAAGATATTTTTCCAAAAATCAGTGTCATTTCTTTTTGTTAAATAATGCAAAACAACAAAGTCTCTTATGTTTTCAACAATAGAATTAAAAGAATTATTATAAGACTCTATCACTTTGTCATCGTAGTTTTGAATTTTATCCATTAACAAAAAACTTTGCTGAATGCTTAAGCCAATAGAGGTTGCCTCAAGTGGTTCAAAAAAACTTCCACTTAAGCCTATAGCAACACAATTTTTATTCCAGACTGTTTCCAGTGCGCCTGGATCAAAATTAAATGTTTTTCCAATCTCTACTTCATAACCAAGTTCTTCTTCTAATTCTAACTTTGCTTTGTCAGCAGTAATAAAATTATTGTCATAGATATACCCATTTCCATGGCGGCCCCATGTTGGTATTTTAAATCTCCAACCAGATTTCATTGCTTTTGCTAAAGTCCAAAAGTTATAATTATCTTCATCTTTTGTTTGAAATGTAATAGCAGAATTTAATGTTAAATATTTATTAAAAGATTTCCATTTAACCTCTAATTTATTTACTAAAGTTTTTTGAAATCCAGTTGCATCTATATAAAAGTCACTGCTGTATTCTGTTTTTTTCCCAACTAATGTTTTAATGAATCCATTTTCTTCTAGTTTAACGTCAATAATTTCATCATCAAAAAGTTTAATTCCTTTGTTTAACGCTATTTTTTTTAAAAACTCGTTTAATTTAAAGGTGTTAAAATGATACTGGTTGGTTGGTGGATTTAAATTTACGTTTAAGGAATTTACATTAACTAAATTTTTTTCAAGATTATCTGAACAAAGAAGGTCTGAATTTTCAGAAATTTGTTTTGCATAAATTGCATAATACGGTCCAAACCTTGTGCCAAATGGTTCACCAACTGAGTGTAAATATTTTTTATTAGTTACCCAATTATCAAACATAACCCCTATTTTAAAAGTTGCGTCGCATTCTTTAATAATTTCGCTTGGCTTTATTCCAACAAATTCCATAAAGTTATTAAAATGCTCTGTAGATCCTTCACCGACACCAATAATGCCAATATTTGAAGAATAAATTAAGTTAACGTCTAAACTGCTACGTTGTTTTAAAATAAGTGCAGATATTAAACCAGCAGTTCCACCGCCAACAACAGTTAAACTTTTTACATTTTTCATTATTTACTCTCTCCTATTGCTTTATCCCAGTTATTAATAGCCCAATGGCCGATGCCACAAGCATCAGCAACGTCATTGTCGTTAATAATTTTATCATAGTTAATTTCAATTAGTTTTATTGTTCTTTCTTTTCTTATTTGTCTTTCGTATGTTTTATACCAAGAAACTGATTTTCCAGGGTTTGCTGATCTAATAATTAACTGCTCTTCTTTTGTTAGTCTTTTATTTCCTAAATAATTTTGCCAAGTTATTGGTGATACAGTTCCTATAACTTTTGTTCCAGTTAGTCCAGCAGCACCTAGCAGTGCCCCTTGAACCAATGCTAGATCTGCAGCAGTCTTGGGACTGTTCATAAATACGGTATGCTCAATTATGATTGCTTCAAACCCACCAAAATGTTCAAAAAATGCCCTTGTCTTAGCACAAGCGTCCATTACCTTTTCATAATTTGTTTTTCCATTAAAATTAATTTTACCAATACTGCCTAGGACATTATTATTAAAAATAGCAAAAGCAAGACTGTTAGTGCTTGCGTCAATAGCACAAATTGTTTTTGGGTTATCCTTGTTCATAGTCAAAAAATCCTTTTAGTTGTTTTAGCATCTTGTCTACTTCTTTTTTATTTATATTGCAATTAGAACAAAACCCAGAGTCATTGTATATTGAAAGTTGTTCTTTACAACCGCCAATACAAAGTCTTTTCTTGCCTATCCTTCTTTGTCTACGAGTTATTTGATACCTTTCGGCTATCTTTATTTTGGTGGCTTCTTCTCTACAAATATCTCCACAATAAATTTGATAACTTACCTTTGGTGTAAACTGGGTCTCGCACCTTTCACATAGTTTCACATTTATTCATCTTTCTCGTCCTTTAATAATTTCATAGGTTTAATCTTAATTGTTCCGTCTCCTGCTTCAGCGCATGCTTTTTGAATAGGACACGACTTGCAAATTCTTGAATTTGAACGATAAGGAATTTCTGGTAATTGTTTGTCTTGCCAACTTTTGTAAACTACTCTCATCCATTCAAATGTTTCGTCTACCCAAGTACGATACTGATCATTTACTACAACGGGCAAGGTAAGTAATTCATGATTGTTTTTATTTTCATAAATCATTACACCCTTACCAATTTTCCAAACCTTCATATACATTAGTAATTGCATTAAGTGACCCATTTTAGGTTTTCTACTTAATTTTTTATGTTCAAAGTCATCGTTTCTTACTGTTTTAATTTCACCAATAAGTCTTTCACCCTTGTAGTCAAGCATGACATCTCCATAACCATCAAAAGGTGGATCATCAATCTTAACTCTAAACTCCATTGCTGGATGAGTTTGTTGATTATACTTTCTTGGTATTGGATCAAACTCTAAATCTTCTGCAAGTAAACCAGAGGCTTCTATTGCTTCCTGAATTCTTCCGTGTCCAAGGCTTCCTTGTGTTCTATTTGCTACACCAATTGCATCTGAGTTATCATAAAAGATTTGACCATCAAAGGCTAGAGACCAATACCTTGGACATTCTCCTGAACCATATGTTAGATTGGATGCAGAAAAGTTAGTCTTCTTAGTAAACTTTGGTTTTGTTTTGGTAAGGTAGCCAGCGTTTATGGCAGTATCTAAGCCTTCAACAAGACTTTCATCTTCTTCGCTATTTCTGCTCTTCTTTTTAACATCTTTAATCATAATCTGTTTTAGTAAGTTTTTAGCCATGTTTCATCCTTTGTTTATATTAATTATAGCAGGTTAGCGCATTATGTATTTAAGCGCTGAGACCAAATCGTTTATTGCTTGTGCTGCTGTAAAGTATATATTTTTCTTTGCCCTGTCAGATTTGTCAACATTCGCCATCCAAGTGGCTTTAAAAGACATCTTTGCTGCAATAGCCTGTAGCCTTACGATTTCAAGACTAGCAGCCTGTAGGGGAATGTCTGGCTTTATAATAATCTTTGCAATCATAGTTAATGCAACCGTTAACTCTTCATCTTGCATATAGTCTGCAATCTCTGTTAAACCATTTACCATATCTATAGTTGTTTTTTCTGTTGTCATTTTTTAATTAACCTCCTTGTTATTGGCATAGTACTTGTTGTGCTTAATATTGCCATTATTAATAGTGCAGTAAACATCTGAGATGTAATTATTCCTTTGTCCAATAAAACTGTACAAAAAATAATTTCAATTAAAGCCTTTGTTTGGAGCAATACTCCAATAATAAAAGCATCTGTTTTTTTCCACTTTAGAATTTTTCCAGCAACTAAAACTCCTAAAACCTTTGACATAAATTGTACAATTAATAAAATAATAGCAACAAATATTACCAATGTACCAGATACAGACCAACCAGTTTTTAAACCAGTAATAAGAAAAAATACTGGCATAAGAATTAAAAGTATGTTATTTCTAAATATTTGCATTTCATTTTTATTAAACCATTCAGGTTTCATTGTTACTCCAGCAAGGAATGCACCAACCATATAGTGCAGTCCAGACCAGTCTGCTGCAAACCCAACTAAGATAATCCAAAGCATTGCTATTGACCAGCGATCACGAGGTTCTGAAACTTTTGCAATAAGTTTGTTTAACAAATAAGAAAATAATATAAATATTGGTAAGAAAATTATTTGTCTAATAACTCTTTGCCAATCCATAATAATAATAGCAAGTACTGCCCAAATAAAAATATCATCCAGGCTTGCATATCTTAATGTTCTTTTACCTAATTCTTTATTAAAAATTCCAAGTTTTTCCATAAGAAGAATTAGAATTGGCAATGCTGTTACTGCTGTAGCCATTCCAATTCCAAAAGTAAACTGCCATGTACTAGCATCACTACCTTTCCATCCAGGATAATTTGAAATAATTAATGCAAGAATAGAACCAAAGAATAAAGGAGTCAACAAAGCAAAGACAGATGTTACCAATGTATCTTTCTTTTTAGTAATTGCTTCTTTTAAATTTAATTCAACACCAGCAGTCCAGACAAATAACATTACGCCCCACCAGGCTATTCCACTTAAAACTTTGATATTGTCTTCTGTAAATACTGTATTATAGAATTCTGGAAATTGTTTTCCAAGTACTCCTGGTCCAAGAATAATTCCAGATACAATTTGAACTACTGCCAACGGCATATAATTGTCTGTTTTAAAAAATTTCCAAAATAAATATGGGAGTAAAAAAATAATTAATAAACTAACTAAAAATACTTCAGTTGGATTTCTTAATATCATCTATTTTTCCTCTGTTAATTGCTCTAGCATGTTCATTTCAATTATAGCAAGTCTTACCTTTGTATTACCTTCTCCAAGAATTACAACAATGGCTGGAGATTTATCTCTACCTGCCTGAATAGAGTCAGTAACAGCCTTTGCCCATACATCTTTATTTAATGTAAAAGATTTGCTGGCTTCTTTAAAGTCAACAACAAATCCCCTCCAAGTAGCATCGCCCTTCTGTGTATTTCTACCAGAATTCTTATGCTGCTTAGCACCTATTCTTTTACTTTCGTTCTTTTCGCTCATAATCCTTCTTTGTTGGAGGCAATAGGTTAACTTTTGAGATATGTTTTTGTGTACACATCCATGTGGCATTTCCAGTTTCTGGCCAATACCTTAAAGATGTTACAACTTCTTGGCAAGTCTTACATGGCCATTTTCCAGGATATACAGTAAAATTTTGTTCAGGCATTAATTATTTTTTTCTTAAGTTGTTCCTGTAAATCTAGATCTTCTTTAACACGAGCAATAAAACCATCACGACCTTGTACCTTTGTGCCGTCATCTAACTGATACCATGCGCCAGTTCTATTAACCAAGCCCATTGATTCTGCAGTATCAACTAAATCTCCTATTGCATCAATGCCAATATTGTCACCTCTAAAATAAAAATCATACTCACCAGATTGGAACCCTGGAGAGGTTTTAGAGAATTGGAGTTCCCAACGAATCTTTCTACCAATTTTTTCTTCAATTAATTTATCTCCAACCTTAATCTTTCCCTTAATTGCTTGATTTTCTGACTCAGAAGAAAACAACTTAATGACACAAGATGAATAGAACTTCGTTGCTTGACCACCAGAAGGCTGTTGGCTTGTATACATTGCGTTAATATTATTTCTTGATTGTGAAATAAGAACAAGCAGTGTAGGTTTTACTTTATTGTTAGCATAGTTAAGCATTTTCCAGGCATTGCTAAAGTCTCTAGACTCTGCACCAATTTGCTTTGTGTTTTCAAGTGCTTTCATTTCGTCTGAATCTTTTTCAAAATATATTGCAGGAAGCATTGATGTAATTGAGTCAATAACAATAAGATCAACTCCAGCATTTATAAGTCCAACGCCAACATCTACCATGTCGCTAATAGTACGTGCTTGAGAGTAAATTAGTTTTGTTGGATCTACCCCCATCAGTTTAGCCCAGTCTTCCGAATAGGACATTTCAGAATCAATCCATGCACAAACCTTGCCTTCTGCTTGCGCCAAAGCAATCATCTGTAAACACATAGATGACTTAGCCGATGATTTGCTTCCCCATACAAGTACCTGTCTACCGTATGGTAATCCCCCGCCTAGTGCACGGTTTAAACCAAAACTTGGAGTGGGCTGATACTCAAAGTTAATTCCTTCTCCTGTACCAAGACGCTTCCTAATTCTTGGGTCTAACTGTGCTAGTACATCTTGTATATCAACTGACATTTACATCCTCCATAATTACCGTGCCATCTTTGGTTTTACCAAAACTAAATTTATACGACTTGCCTTCTTCAATGTGCATGTATGCTTTTGGAAATGCAGTAGGAAATACTGTCACGGAGTGCAAATCTCTTGAAATATCTGCCAAGGTTAAAGAAGCCATTTTCTTTCCAGCCTTCGTTATTCTTGATTTAAATGAAACAACGAACATTTCATCCTCTGTATAAGGCAATTGCTTATAACCCAAAAACTTAACAAGTGCATTTGTTGATCCTTTTATTTCATCAACAGGAATTGCAGAGACAATCCTATTATCATTAGCAAGAACTAAGTAAGTACGACCCGTTTCAATAGTTGTTGACTCTTCATCAAAGATACCAACGCTACCAGTTTTGTCCAGAAGTTCAACTCGTGACCAACCCTTTCCTCTCTTAATTGCTTTAACCATACCCATTAAAATAAAAGATCCCTTTTCTTCAAAATCTTCAATTGACTGAATAAATGCATAATAGTGAGATGGAATAGAAATATTAAACTCTGGAAGATTTAAGTACTCGTAAAGATTTTCTTTAATGTCTTCATCATTACGTGGATTATCGGAAAATGTTGCAGCACCAGTTAACCTTAGTGCATTTAGGGCTCTACTGTTTACTCCATTACCTTTTGTAAATGTAAACTCTTCAAGTTGTTTATAACTATTAAATGGTCTTGCATCAATATATTTTTGTGCAATGTTGTTTGAAATAAATTTAATGCCCGTTAGTCCAAAACGAATGCCCTTACCCTCAATTTTAAAATCTAAATCTGAATCATTAATGTGTGGCAATTTAACTGATATGCCCATGCGCTTTGCTTCAATCAAATACTCTGTTCTACCATCTTTATCTTTTTCATTTTTAAGAAGGGCAAACATAAATTCAAGCGGATAGTAATACTTTAACCACGCCGTCCAATACGAGAGAGTAGAGTAAGCAACTGCGTGGCTCTTGTTAAACGAGTATCCCGCATGCTCTTCAAAGTCGTGCCAAAGGTCCAAGGCTTTATTAGGAGATATGTACTTACTCGCCCCAGCAACAAACCTATCTTGAAATATATTGAACTCTTTTGCATCTTTTTTCTTTCCAATAATCTTACGAACCTTGTCAGCCTCTGCCATTGTCATTCCACCAAGATAAACGCAAGCCTGCATAACTTGTTCCTGATAAAGAATACACCCATATGTATCACTTGTGAATTCTTTCATAATTTGGTGGGTATAGGAAACATTCTGCTTACCGTGCTTACGAGCAATATAATCCTTACCAATAGTATTCATAGCGCCTGGACGAACTAGAGCATTTGATGCTGCCAACTCATTAAAATTCTTTACTCCCATTTTTACTAAAAGGTTTGTGTATGGAGTTGCTTCACACTGAAATACACCTTTTGTGTGTCCGTCTGAAAGCATTTCATATACCTTTGGATCTGCCATGTCAATAGATAAAAGGTCAATATCTTTATAATGATTTGTTTTAATCATATCAATACAGTCTTTAACTACACTTAAAGTTTTAAGACCTAATGCGTCAATTTTAATAAGACCAATTTTTTCAGCCTCTTCCATATCAACACCAACCACAGGAATGCGATCATCGGATCCAGGAGAAGAGCGAGTCTCCAATGGCGCATACCTAAATATTGGATTCTTACTAGTAACCACACCAGCAGCATGAATGCCAGTGCCTCTAATACGACCACGTAACTGTTCTCCATAAATCTCTACCTCTGGATATTTTTCTCTAAACGATAGTGTAGTTTTAGATGTGCAATATTCATCCCAAGTATCAACAAGTTTTAAAACCTTGTTAACATCTGTAAGTGGAATATCTAAAACTCGTGCAACATCTCGCACAACCCCTTTGTCTTTAAATTGAAGGAATGTTGCAATAGATGCGACGTGCCTATACTGTCTAACTAGATAATCTTTTACTTCATCACGACGAGTATCTTGAATATCTGTATCAATATCAGGGAAGTCATTACGTTCTGGATTAATAAAACGGAAAAACAAAAGTCCATGTTCTATTGGATCAATATCAGTAATTCCTAGAAGATAACAAACCAAAGAGCCAGCAGAAGATCCACGTCCTGGACCAACTAAAATTCCTTCTTTCTTTGCCCAAGAAATCATATTTTGAACTACTAAAAAATATGGTGCAAACTTTTTATCTCTAATAATAAATAACTCTTCATCAAGCCTTTGTTCGTAAATATCATTACCAAGCCAGTTAGAGTTTAATCTTTTTTCTTCTAGAGCAGCAAAGGCTAGGTTTGCTAATTCTTGGTCTGGATTTTTATACTGTACTGGAAGTAAATCAAGACCATCTTTAATGTCATAGTCTTCTACTGTCTTTGCTAGCAATAGTGTGTTTGAGTATATGTCTTCTCTATCAATACCCTGTTTTTCCATTGCTGCTTTAATCTCTTCATACGAAAGTAAATGAATATCAAATTTGTTAAATGTTATCTGACGATCTTCCCCATAAAGATAGTCAAGGCGTTCCATCATAGAATCAATTTTTGTAGATTTTGCGTATGTGGTATCTTTTTGTACCTTAGCGTGAGTATTCATTAAAAGTTTAAACTCTTGAATATGCTTTTGTGATTCATCAGAGTGATGACAATCTGGCGTAACTACGACTCTAATATTAAACTCATCGGCAAGATCAATAAGGTATTTATTTATTTCTGGTGTGTTATGTGGCATAACCTCAATGTAGTAGTCGCTACCAAAGTTATCTTTAAACCACCCAATGTGTTTTTTAGCAAGTGCAAATTCCTGCTCTTCTAATGCTTTAACGATAACGCTGCTAGGACAAGCAGATGTTACGATTATTCCTTCTTTATATTTTTGAAGAATTTCAAAATCAAACCTTGGCTTTTTAAAAAATCCATCTGTCCATGCTATTTCGCTAATCTTGTTAAGATTTTCTAAACCTTTTTGGTTCTTGGCTAGAAGGATAATATGATTATAAACAAGATCTTGTTGACCTGTTCTTTCAGACTTATCTCTTTTATCTGATATGTCTGCACACATATATCCTTCTAGACCAAGTATTGGCTTAATACCCTTTTGTTTTGCAGAACGGTAAAACTCTCTGTGACCAGAAAGTGAACCGTGATCTGTAATTGCAAGAGCGTTCATACCCAACTTGCTAGCACGGTCTACATACTCTTGTGGAGTTGCTATGCCGTCAAATAGGGAGTAGTGAGTATGAACATGTAAGCCTACGTAATTCATATTACCAATCTGTGTTGGTTGATGAAGTTACGGATGGAGTGTCAAACCCCAAATAGAATGCTTCTTGTTCAGCATAAGGAATTTTCTTTAATGCTAACTCAAGAGCGTATGGCTTTTGTGTTGTCCAGTCAAATGGTTCTTTGTCTGGTGCAGATGGAATAAGTGTATAACTTGTTTCAGTTCCCTGACCATTACGCTTCACTTTCCATGTAAGGTTTGAAATACTGCCTGTTTCCAGTGCGTATTCACGAATAGTATTAAATGCAGATTGCTTGCTTACGCCCATTGACCAGATAGCCACGTATGGCTCTTCAATTCCATCATCTACAAGTACGTTGCAATAAAAACGAAGACGTGCTCTCCAGCCAGCCTTTGGATCTTTGCGATGCATCTCTTCAGCCCAGTCACGACCTTCTGATTCCATTGTGTCTACAGCCTTGCGCTTGTAGTCCTTTGGATTTGTGTGTTCCTTAACAACAAGTGCTAATCCACGATCTGCATTATAGTTTGCAGAGTCTTCGTCAAGTTCTTCAATAAACCTGATTTTTGCAGACTGTCCATCGGCAAGTTTTAACCATCTTACCTTTGGAGAGTTTTCATCATACTTTGGCTTGTCAACTAGGGCATTAATGTTTTTTAGTCCCTTTACAATAGTCATATTATTTTTTCTCCTTATTTGTTATATCTATTTTAACATGCTGGTAATAGAATTGTCAAACTTAAACTCCAGTTTTTTAATTGCATCATCATCCATGTCGCCTATATCTTTATATTTTTTATCTATGTACACAGAAGTAACAACAGATCCAAGTCTTTGAATTAACTTATCTCTCATTATTATTCCTGCATTATCGTTATCTGCAATTAAAACAATACTATTAAAATACTTTTCTAATAGTTTTATTTGTGCTGCAGAAACATTAGCCCCTAGCGTAGCAACCGCAGGGAATCCTACTTGATCTAGTCTAATTGCATCAAATGAAGACTCTACTACATAGACAATGCTTGAAGTCTTTATTCTGTGTAAATTAAACAATGTCTTACCTTTTGGCAAACCAGGCGTATTTTTAAATTCTTTACCTTCAACTGTTCTAGCAACAAATCCAATACAAATACCGTCTGGAGAATGTACTGGAATTGTTACGGAATCTTGTTTTTCTGAATAACCAAGATTAAATTTTATTATTGAGTCTTTAGTTATTTTTCTACCTTCGTAATACCTAATTGCTCTTGGAGACTCTAATGCATTATTATTCAATCTTTTAATCAATAGTTCGTCATATTTAACAAACTCTGGTTTATCTATTAACGCTTTGTTGACTGATGTCTCAATGCTAGTTTCTTGCTCTTTACTTTTAATATATCTTATTGCCTCAAAGTAGGTTCTATTAGATACATACATTACAAACTCAACAAGAGTTTTTGTGGTTTGACATCCAAAGCAAAAAAACAATCCATGTTCTTTTGACACTTCACCAGCAGGG